TGTATATGTTTACAACTCCGAAATGGAACTAGTAAATAGTATTAATGTAAGTGATTTAAGTTTTGATTTAAGTTATTTAGATGGTTCTAAATTATTCACTTTGAATATTTCACAACCTATAAAAAGAACGGTTAAATTTTCGGAGTTACAAGGAATAGATACATCCGCTATTTATGAAGAAACTTTATACGAAAATATGACAGTACAACAAAAGTTAGACTTTGATAATTTAGTTGATTTATGTTCGATTTTTTAACACATATTAATCTACCTCCTTATTTGCTATTTATAGTGATAGTTTTAGGTATTTTAACTTATTACTTTCATAAGGATATATCTAAGTTAATTAACCGTAAAGAAGTGGAGGAGGATATAAAGGACTTGAAATCGCACGATATATTTAACACATTGGAGAGGGTTAAGCAAGACGTTTCACATATGAAGTTTTACACAAATGGAGTTTTTGATGCGAATAAATCGAGAATGTGTAGTGATTTTGCTAAGTTTAAGTGTAACGTTTGTATGGATAAATTTGTTGAATTTTTAGATAACGATTTCAGCAAAATCAATTCAGATGAATTAAAGCAATTGGTACTGTCTGAAATGTGGGGAATGCATCGGGAGTACATTAAACAAATCCGAGCATTTTGGTTAGAGAAAGGAATCAACAATGAAGACGTAGATTATGTAATTGAGTTATTTGAGAAGTTTAGATATGATGTTGTAGTATCGTTTCAAAACAGAATAAACGGTATCTTTTCAAGTTCATACCATAAGAACAACTTTGAAAAGATTTTAGCGTGTTATGAAATGTATTCGATGGGCATTGATTTGCTACCTAAAGATATGTTGACTACATTTGAAGCATTAAATGGAAGATTTGCAAATATAAAATATAAATGATATGAAAGAAATAAATAAAAGATGGAACGCTCAAACACCTAGATTCTTTAAAAAATTAATTAACATAGGTATTGGAATTGGTATCATAGGCGGTGCTTTAATTAGTTTTCCAGTGACTGCTTCTGTGGGTGCGGTACTCGTAACCGTAGGCACCACAGTTAGTGCAATATCAAAGTTAACTAAACAATGATTTCTGCAAGTGCTATATTATTAGCAATAGTAGTAATATTATTAATTGAACAAAATGAAAACATCAGAAAACGGTAAGCAACTTATCATAAGTTTTGAGGGCATAAAATTAAATGCCTATAAATGTCCTGCTGGAGTGCCTACAATTGGAGTAGGTAATACTTTCTATAAGAACGGTAATAAGGTTAAGATAGGTGATAAGATAACTTTACCTCAAGCAATGGAGTTATTTGAAAGCCTACTACCTAAATATGAAAAGACTGTCTTAAATGCTATCAAAGTACCGTTAAATCAAAATCAGTTTGATGCTTTGGTTTCGTTCTGTTGGAATTGCGGAAGTTCAAAGACATTATTTTCTATGATCAATAACAAACATAGCGAAATGAATATCGTTAATTGGTTATGCTCCCATTATATTATGGGTGGTGGAAAAGTATTACCAGGTTTAGTTAGAAGAAGAAAAGCTGAAGCAGTATTATTCATTAAAAAATAGTATATTTGTAATTCATAATTTTTAGGTGGTTAGTTAATTAAGGCGAGTGATTCAGTTCATTCGCTTTTTTTTTGCTAAAATAAATAATAAAAGGTATTGTTTATTAATAAAAGTTTCGTACTTTTGTCGAAGTAATAACTAAAAACTAAAAATTATGGAAACAAAAATCGATTACAAAGGCATTGATTTAAGATGCGAATTTGAAATTTACCCAATCTTCGAGCAAACAGAACACGAACCCGAATCAGGCGGTCAAATGTATGACTTGTTTATTTATGTTCAGGAAACGGAAGTATCTGACTTATTTGACGAAAATCAAATCATTGACATTAAAGAACGTATTAACGAATCAATAGAAAACGAATTATGAAAAATTACACGAAATTACTAGAAGCAAAGAAAGAGATAGGTAAAGCGACAAAGAACGCAACCAATCCACACTTTAAAAACAAATACGTTGATATAAACGCATTAATTGATACGGTTGAGCCAATCCTATTATCTAAAGGTTTAATCTTGTTACAACCAATAGAAGACGGTAAACAATACACTAGAATAATAGATGCGGAAGACGGAACATTTATTGAAAGTTATTTGACATTACCTTTAGGTTTAACCGCACAAGCGACTGGGTCGTGTTTGACGTATTTTAGAAGATACACGTTACAAAATCTATTATCTATGCAATCGCAAGATGACGATGGTCAACAAGCAAGTGCTGAAAAGCCTAAACAATTAATTAACGAAAAGCAATTTAATAAAATTTGTGAACGTTTAGAAAATGGAGAAATTGAAATCATAGGTAAAATAAAAGAATCATTTGTTTTAACCGCTCAACAAGAATTAGAAATTAACGAAATACTAAATAAATAATCATGGAAAATTTACAAAGACAAAGCGTAGTAGAAGTAACACCAACAACTTTACAAGACTACTTCGGAATATTAATTGAAGCGGTTCGCAATGGAGAATTGAATCCTTTAGAACTTTACGGAAAAGCGAAAGAGATTGAAGACTTAGCACAGAAAGTAAAAATCGAAGTGCAAATGTTAGCAATTGAGGAAGCGGAGAAACGAACTGAGAAGACTTTTAACTTCGGAAACTTCAAAGTTACTAAAGTAGAGGGTAGACGAATGATAGACTATTCTAATATTGAGGAATATCAAATCGCAAAGGCTAACTTAAAAGAGATTGAAGATAAGTATAAACAAGTGGCTTTGTCATCTTTGACAAGTTTAGATGAAAGCACTGGAGAGATTCTTAAACGTCCGATTATTACGTTTAGCAAGAATTCTATATCAATTAAGAATGTTTAAAGTATTAATCATGCCTTGTATCGGAGTAGTGTTAATATTGCTACTCCGTACACACAAAGAAAAAGAAACAATACCAATTTTTAGATATGAAGAAAGAGAAGAAATATGTAACGGAGATTCAGCAAACTACCTACCCTTCACCAGGTCGCCCGAAGATAAACAACGCAAAGATTGTAAAGGCTTTGATCCCTATTGAACGAATATGTGAATTTAAGGAAGTGGTTAAGTCATTTCAGAAAAAATAATTTATTAATAACTGTCTAAATACTAGGCAGTTATTTTTTTGTTTGTGAATTATTTTAAAAATAATGTTAATAATGTTTGGTAGATCAATATATGTTCCGTAGATTTGTCGTATACAAAAACGAAATACTTAGAAATTATGAAAAATTTATCAAAAACATTAGTAGTATTATCAATTTTATCTTTAATTATTTTAGGTCTTTCAAAAGCTCCAAAAGGTAATGATTATATTCAGTATGAGAAAAATATGATTAAAAGTAATCAAATGAACGTAAACGATTCAGAATATTTTATTAAATGTGATGGGGTTTTAAAAATAAAATAATAACTAAAAACAAAAATTATGAAAGTTACACAAAACAAATCAGCGAGAACATTTACAATCAAAAATGAAACTGCAAAATATCGCACGTTTAAAATGAGTAAACAAGAATTTGAATCTAATCAATACAACACCGAAAATGACTGGAAACAATTTCTTAAAACAGATGAATATTACAAAGTAAAATAATAACCTTTAAAAATAAAAATTATGAAAATTGAAATGAAAGAAGGATTCGAGATCACAGAAGAAATCGAACAAATTGCAAAAGGTTACGACTTCTATTCCCATTACATTGACAACTACGGTCAGATGATGGAAGCAAGAGAAAAAAACATAAAAATAATGGATAAATTGAAAGATTTAGGAGTGAATAAATTAATAAACTAAATAATTATGAAAACAATTAGAATATCAAAAACAGTATTTCCAAAAGACAGACCAGAAAATTTTAATCAATGGAGCATGTGGTTCTTCGGAATGTACTCAACAGAATTAGGGAAAGTTAAACAAGGATGGGATAAAAACGAATATAAACCAAAAAACAAATAGAAATTATGAAAACGAAATTAGATTTAGTGACAAAACTACACTACGAATTGAACTTAGAGAACTTCTTCAACGTAGACATTACTCAATACAAAGTTAGTTTATTAGGATGGTACACGCCTGAAATGGAGAAACTACTATTTGATAAAGGTTATCAGATACAATGGAGCGAGTTATATAAAAATATGAGATTCGAGAGTGAAACAATAGCAATAGCATTAGCAGAAAAACCGATAACAATATGAAGAACTTAAAAATGCTGAAAGACTTAGGATATGAATTAAATATCCTACAGTCTATTAGGTTTAACACAAAAATACAATTTGATCTAGATGGTTTAGACAAATTTGTAAACGATGTCCTAGAATACACACCGACAGAAGAAGTTGAGGCAACAGAAGAAACACCGATTAAGTTACTAGATTTAATTGAATTATACGGGCTTAAAAATAGAAGCCGTAAGCAAATGTTAGTCTATAACAGAATAGTACTTGTACACTACTTAAAACAGAATACAACGATGACGCTGCAGTTTATTGGAAGTTTCTTTGAATTGCAGCACGATACTATTATTTATTATTTAGGTCAATATCAGAAACTAAAGAGTGATAAATATTTTCGTGAGGTTACTAGCAGTTTGAAATCTGATTTAAAAAAACTTGTACTATGATAGACAAAAAACAAATTAGGCACAAAAGAAAGTTAGCGAAAGAATACCGCCAACAAATGTACTTAGAAGATAAAAATAATTTCGACGTTAAGGCTTGTGTAATTGCTGGATGTCTTCCAGTGTTTATTGAGTACCTGGAAGACCTAAATAAAGTGTTTCCTGAGCATTATACAAATGAGGTTGTAAAGGTGCTGAATCAGAATATTAACAGTATCTTCTACAAATGTCCTGAGGACGAAAAAGAAGCGGTTGCTGAGCAAATGAATGCTATAACAATTTCATTTGAGAAATGGATTGAAAATAATTTTTATATATGGAACGATGGATTTAAAGTTAAGTGAGATGGATAGAGAAATTCGCTTCAAGTGTTACCTACAAAGCGAAGGTAACAATCAAAACAGAAAAAGATATAACTTCTTTAAAACAATAAAGTCAATCAAAGAGATAGCATATAGAGATCATATTCGAGGCTGTATAACTATGAAGCACCACAAAAGAGAGTTGTTCGGGTTTAATGTAACGAATTTTAAATCTAAATATGTGAATAATGAATGTGATTAGTCTTTTTAACGGAATGAATACAGGTCGACAAGCCCTTGAAAACGTAGGTATTAAAGTAAATAAATACTATTCAAGCGAAATAAAGCCTTATGCAATTGAATTGACACAACACCACTTCCCCGATACTATACAAGTCGGGGATGTTACCAAGTGGAAAGATTGGGATATTGATTGGAAAAGTATAGATTTAATTTTAAGCGGATCACCATGTCAAGACCTCTCAGCAGCGGGAAAACGAGCAGGAATAAATGGTAAAAAAAGTAGTTTGTTTTTTACGTTTGTTGAAATTTTAGAACATATAAAATCATTAAATCCTAAAGTATTATTTCTTCAAGAAAATGTTGGATCGGCTTCAAAACTAGACGTTGGAATAATGTCGAGGGCTTTAGGTGTTTACCCTGTTCGTATTAATTCAAAGTTACTAACATCCCAACTCAGAAATCGTTATTACTGGAGCAATATTAAAACTAAGGAAACTATGTTTGATTTAGTAACTGACATACCACAACCAAAAGATAGAGGTATTATGTTTAAAGATATATTGATAAGTGGAATTGCAGACACAGACAAACACGTTGCTTTAAAAACTTGGAATGGTGATGGCAGTTCACAAGAATATTTAAAACATAGAAACGAAACAACTGGAATGTTAACTTTGATATACGAAAACGAAATAGTTAGAACAGTAAATAAAGTTGAAATGTGTAGATTACAAGGCTTTCCAGATAATTATTGTGATATATTAAGCACAAAAAAAGCAGGTAGTTTACTTGGTGATGGTTGGACTTTACCAATTATTGAGCATATATTTTCATTTATATAACTATCTTTGCACTAACAGTACTAATACTACTTACCTTAAGAACAGTTTATTAGTCTTATATTAACCAGTCATTCATTTGGCTGGTTTTTTTTATCTTTACACCTATGAAATACCTTTTAATATTATTGCTCTCCAGTTGCTCTTATAGTTTGCATGAACACAACTTAACCACCCAACGTAAAACAATGCTGAAATACGATAAGCAAAGTAAGAAAGTTCAGCAGAAAATTAGAAGTGAAAAGCAAGTGAAAAAAAAGTTAGTGAAAAGAAGAAAAAGAATTATAGTGTATTAACTTTCTACAAAACGTATTAAGTTAGTTATAAACATTGTACGGCTGAAACACTAGTTAAATCAATAGTTTTAGAGATTTTGTAGAAAGTTTGAGAAAAAAAGTCATATTGATTTCAACCCCTAAAAAAATATTTTCCTAAAAAAAACGTCAAACTTTCTACAAAAAACAGTTAAACCTTTACTACCATTGACTTTAAGACCGTATTATGTTTATAACTACTTTTTACGGTAAAAATATTAAATATTTAATTATCAATTACTTAACCCGTATTAAGTTGTGTATTAACTTTCTACAAAACGTATTAAGTTTATTTTTTTAATAATAGTTTGTATTTAAAATATAAATACTATATTTGTACTCGTGAGTCGAGACACATTTAAGAAATTAAAACAATTCCTATTACAAGTAAAAGATCTCGACCTTTGAAAGTAATAGGATTTTTTATTTATGGTAATGAAAGAAATTTCAGAAGAAACATTGCAGAAGGTAAAGAGTTTACCTCGTATTGATTTTAATGCTTTTATTGAGCTGG